TTCTGGTGCAACTCCTGGAGTTCACTGGGGCCCTGGAGGAAACTTCTTCCTTCGTGCAATTCGATTTGGAACTACAGATCCAATGATTCATTTGTTTAAAGCAGCAGGGTACACAATTGAAGACGACGTCGTATCAGCAAACACATCAGTAGTCTATTTTCCAATCAAGTCAGGTCATCCAAGATCTGAAAAGGAAGTAACACTATTTGAAAAGATTGCTCTTGCTGCAACTGCTCAAAAGTATTGGTCTGACAATGGAGTATCTGTAACATTATCATTTGATAAAGAGACAGAATCAAAGCATATTGTTCCAGCACTTAATATGTACGAGGGACAGTTAAAGGCTGTTTCATTCCTTCCAATGGGAAATACAGTCTATCCACAGCAACCATACACTCAAATTACTGAAGAGCAGTATGAGTCATATATTGGTAAGTTGAAGCACATTGATTTTGCTGCAATTTACGACGGTGTGGATAATCTTGAGGCTCAGGGTGAAGCATACTGCACAACAGATTACTGTGAAATTAAAATAAACAAGTAGTCTTCTATGGTAAAATAGACCTATAATGTCTAATCCATCAAACCTATATGCCGAAAAAGTCTTTGCTGAGCATCCGACTGGTCTATGGGCGTTGGATGACAAAGCAGACTACATCTCTTTAATATCTGAGGCTCAGAGAGTTTTGTCTGATACTGGAAAATGGAATTCTCCAATTGGTGGAACAGTGTCTGATTATCCGCAGTCTACAGACGAACCTTTTACAGGTAGTTATGTAGGTAAAATAACTGCCACCCCAACAAGTAGCGAGTTTGGTTCTGTAACTTTAATAAGTAAAGATATTATAAATTTACAAGAACTTAATCAGTATTTAAAAACATTTTCTGTAGGTGGATATTTTTATTCTGAAAGTTCATACATTTCTGGCTTTGAAATAGGGTATCAATATGAAGACACAACAAGTGGACAAAACATAACTCACCTTAAAAACTATGACACAATTATAAACAATAGTTGGCTTTTTATTTCAGAGACATTTGATACGCCACCTGATAACACAGGACTAAGGCTTGTTTTTAAAATTAACTTTCTTGGTGGATCAGAAATAGAGGATGTTTTTTTAGTAAATGGGTTAACACTTGGACAGTGGTCAGAAGAGTTTGCTTCTACTTCTCTTGGAATAGAACCTATAGAAATAACTGATCAAAATATTGCACTATCCTTAAAAGATGCAGTAGTTGCAAAGTGCTACGGACTTCAAGAATTAGACGCATATTATTTAGTTTCCGATAACATGCTCAAAGCAAAAAATTTAGGAGTTCCTATGGTTTACGGAACTTCAGGTCTTACAGCAATATATCCAAATGAGAACAATCCATCTTTGATAATCCCTGGTGTTGGTCTATTAAATGAGTCAGGAAAGTTTAGACAGTATACTTTAGAGGCATGGATTCGAGTAAACTCATACAGCATTGAAAGAAAAAGAATTGTTGGTCCAATTGCATCAACTGACGGAATCTATGTAGAGGGACCTTTTATAGGATTAAGGATTGGCTCAGAGTATAAAACATACTATGTTGGAGAATGGACAAGACCAATGCTTGTTCATATGAAAATTGGAGAAGACTTTGCCTCTCTTGTTATAAATGGGCAAGAGGTTATATCTTTAACTTATTTAACAGATTCACTTTCTTTGCCATCTATGCTAAATCAAAACGGTAAAGATCAAGACTGGATAGGATTCTATGCATATGAAGATATATCTCCTATAGAGATAGACTGTGTTGGAATTTATCCATACCTTGTTTCTTCATCAGTTGCAAAAAGAAGGTTTGTTTTTGGCCAAGGCGTTGACATACCAGAAAATATTAATACATCATATAGTGGAACATCTGTTTTTATTGATTACTCATTTGCAGACTATACATCAAGTTATTCATATCCAGGAATTGGCTCGTGGGGTCAAGGGTTTAACGACAACATGGGTATATCTAAAGGTGCACTTTCCGTTTTGTCACACCCTCTTCCAGAAATAGTCTTGTCGTCAAAAACAAAAGAAGAACTATTTTTAGATTGTAAAACTGTTCAGCCATCAGACACAAAAGAATTTTTTTCATTTAGACCAAATAATTCTTGGGATCTAGTTTCAGGATATTTGTTTTTTGAAAACTTTGATTTTATTAATAACCCAGTTTCTGCTTTCTATGGATGCTTTAAGTTACCAGAAAGTTCGAGTTCTGTTCAAACACTTTTTAGAATTGAAAAAGAAAATACCAATAACTATTTTTTGATACAACTTTTAAACAATCAAATTTCTTATAAAATAAGTTACAATGGGACCGAAGAAACTATATACACACCGCTTGTTGCTCTTCCAGGAGAAGTTGTAGATATAGGTTTAAACATTCCAGAATTTGTATCAAGATTTGGAAACCCAGCCTCAAACTTCTTCGGCTCTTTATCTGACCTAAGAATGTATATTGGAGGAAACAAAAATGGGCTATCTACATTTACAGGTAGAATTTATAAAATTGGATTGTGCACAAAATATAATTTTCAAAAAATCAAAGGACTATTTAACGAGATAGGAGTTCCTATATGGAACGAAGATCTTTTTGCTATCTATCAAAATAATCAATTAATAAACATAGATGGAGGAATGGATACAACTTCTATGCCACCATACGGAGGCATAACAGATACGGTAAACGGAGGAATTTCTGGAGGTTCTGTCGTTATCTCAGATGAAGACTCTCTTCTTGATCACATTGCAAGTTATACTCTTTTACCAGAAATAGTTTTTGACAAATATAAACTTGCAGTATCTGCAAACGCCTATTGGGAAGATCAACTTCCTCTTACATATTTTGCTGAGTCCGTTATTGATAAGCGAGGTGACCAATATTTTGATCTTGATTTTATTCAGTTTAATATTGATTATCCAATTCCATCAAAGACAATAGCAATAGAAACAGAGCCAGAGGCTTGGACATATGCAGAGTTGTCAGATGAGTACGGTACACCAGTTCAAAGAACATACACATCATTAGACAACTACTTGTTTACTGGGTATAATGATTACGATGATTTAAAAAATAAAATAGCAAAAGAGTATAAGTATGACACAGACGAATCTCTTTTAAGGTCTTATGTTACTTTTCAATATACAAAACTGGGAGCAAATCAAACTTCTTTTTATTTTACAAAAATTGAAAGACCTTCAAGAGATGGAGTTTTAATCCCTGGGTCAGACTGGATGACAACAAAATACGAAGTTGTAGATAATATGATTATTTACCCACCAATTGGAGTTGACTTTAATGACTTGTCGATTGTCACACACTTAGAAGCAAATTTAAAAAATTCAGAAAGAAATAATATTGTAGTCAAAAAACTTTCTTATGCGTCTCAAGCACTTAACGAATCTGATGCAAGCCCTATAGGAACAAGGTTTGGAACAGACATATACCCCTATACAAAGACTGGCATTTACTATGACTTTAAAAAGAATAATCCATTTTCAATTTATACAGGATCTTCTCCATACCTATATTTAACTAAAAATAGTGGAATACAATTAAGAGGAAAGTTTGATCCACTTATAAACAGGGGACTTTTAGTTCCAATCAATGAAAGTCGTGCAGAAGGTTTTAAAGTGATAGCAATGCAGTTAGCAGTTAGGTTTGATGGTGACTATTTCCCGTATGCCCCTACTCAAATATTTGAAATACAAAGTCAAGACTCCTATATAAAATTCTACATGGTTGCCTGCGATCCTTCTGGAAGAAGAGCAAAGATTTATGCTTTAGATGCAAGAACAGGACTAGTTCAAGACGGCATTGGTTTTTACTGGAATGGAAAGATAGTTAAGGAACCAATTATTACACTACAAGAGTGGGGCTTTTTAGGAGTTAACTTTTTAAGCAGTCTTAATTTTTCATTTTTTGAAGGGGCAGTAAGACTGACAGGCCCAGTATTATTTAATAGCATTTCTTACTATCAGTCTACAAACCTTCAAGAGGTTCAGAATATATCAGAAAGACCTTGGTTTAGAGTTAGGGTTTTGGGATCGTCTACTCAACCACTTCGTTGGGATTTTTGGGATAGCCCTTCGTTTAATTGGAATAAGGTTCTTGTTTTGTCAGAAAAAAGTTATTACGGGGTAGACCCATCAGATGTTTATAAGAGTTATACTGGAACTAATAAGATAATTGTAGACGATGAAAGACCTATTAGTATTGGAAACTACTCTTATACTGTTTTTACGGATGTAAACTGGAGCCAATTCGTCCAGGATCCTGTGTAATATGGTATACTTATGGTTATGGATTCTTTAATAAACCCAAAAACTGGTGAGCCAATTGTAAAAAATGTAAGACGACAAGTCATTGAAAAGAACTATGACTGGGGCCTTTATGTATATAAAAAGGCAAATGGCAAATGGTTTACAGATGGCAACGGCTCTGTGCTTAACATTCCTTCAGACAAGAACGATATTTCCAGAATGGCAGAACTAAAAAAGACTGCAATGCATTACGGAGATCCAGGAGACGGCACCTGTGTATTTGTTCCAGGGCTAACAAGAGTAAGTGAAGAAGAGTATTCAGAACAAGTTGATAGACTAAATGCTGGACTCATTCCTTCATTAAATGACCTTGGTGCTGTTCAAGCAGCAAAAGATACAATTGCTAAATATGGAGATGAGGACTAATCATGGAAGATAATGAATACGAAATCGGTGCAAGAATTGATGAAGCAGTAAAGAAAGACGACACATTTTCAAAGTCAGATCCATTTAACGGAAACTGGGATTCATTAAAGTCTCTTGACGGATTAGAAGCAAATTTTAAAAGACGCATAAGCAGATCTTCAACCAAGATGGTTGAGCCAACAACACAATATACAACCGCAGCCCTTGCTGGAAAAAGCGGTATTGATGGAGCACAATCAAAAGAGATAAACCCAGGGCTAGTATATGTAAACGGCTACGGAATGTTTGACGTAATCACACCACCATGGAACCTTTATGAATTAGCAAACTATTACGACACCTCATTTGCAAACCACGCAGCAATCGATGCCAAGGTAGAAAACATTGTTGGCCTAGGTTATGAGTTTAAAGTTTCTCAGAGAACAATGATGAGACTTGAGTCTTCAGAAGATAACAGTGCAACACAGAAAGCAAGAAAAAGAATTGAAAGAACAAAGATCGAAGCAAGAGATTGGCTAGAGTCACTTAACGACGATGATTCATTTACAGCAACCATGGAAAAGGTTTACACAGACCTACAGTCAACTGGAAACGGTTACTTAGAAATTGGCAGAACCACTCGTGGAGAAATTGGATACGTTGGACATATACCATCGACAACAATGCGAGTACGAAGAATCAAAGATGGGTATGTTCAGATTATTGGAAACAAGATTGTTTACTTCCGTAACTTTGGAGCAAAAAACCAAAACCCACTAACAACAGATGCTAGACCAAACGAAATTATTCACTTTAAGCAATACTCACCTCTCAATACATTTTACGGAGTGCCAGACATTATGTCGGCTATTAACTCACTACACGGAGACTCACTTGCTTCACAATATAATATTGATTACTTTGCAAACAAAGCAGTACCACGTTATGTTGTAACGTTGAAGGGTGCAAAACTTTCTGGAGATGCAGAAGACAAGATGTTTAGATTCTTGCAAACAAGTCTCAGGGGGCAA